AACTAAATGGATTAGCATTTATATTATTAAGTAATTCAGTTTCACTATCAATATCAATTTGTGTAAATATTATTTTTGATATATATTTTTTTGATAATTCTTCATATAATGATTTAAACTCTACACAAAATTTACACCATTCTGCTTTAAATAATATTATAACTATATCATTTGGATAAGATTTTAAAAAAGATCCTTCAAAATCTGTTTTATTTATATTTATTATAGACATTATTTATATAATAATATATATTTAATTTTTTTTTAATATTAAAATTAAATATATTTAGACATTTATTTTATATATATAATATATAATTTAATATATAAATATATTATAAATATTTTAAAAAATAAAAAAAAAACATAATGTCTAATATTTTATTTTATATTATTATTACTTGTATTTTATATATTATTATTTTACAATATAAATATAATACTTATTTAGAATTTATGCAAGGTTTTTGGGTATCAGATCCTACATTTTGTGAAGAGTCAAATATACAAAGTATGATGTTTTATATAAATAATGAAAATAAAACAATGAAAATATTAATTCAACAAGAAGATAAAAATTTAGAAAATACTACATATGATACAAAAATTTGTAAATTATTTAATAATAATAATTTAACTATTAATAATGAATGTATTGAATATAAATTAACATTAACAGAACAAAAAGATACAAAAAAAAATAATATAATGAATGGTGAATATTTACTATATTTATCTGTATCTAAAGGTATATTAACACTATATAAAGATGAAAAGATATATGGATTATTATATAAGGATAATTTATCAACATCTAAATTATTATAAAATATTAATTTTAATTAAAGATATAGTATATATATAATTATATAATATTAATTATTAATAAATAGTTTTTAACTATTTATTAATATATACTAACTGTTTAACTAGTATAATATGAAAATATATTAATATTATATAATATATATTTTTATATAATATTAATAAATGATATATAATATTATATAAATAAAAACATACCTATAATTTAAGAATTATATTATTTAAATTTATGGTAATACTATTTTTTTTTATTAAATTTATTTTTAAAATTAATACGAAGACTACAATTTCTACATTCCCATAAATTAATCATATTTTTTAATTTATGATCTACACAATAATATTTATGTGAGTTTGTTTGATAATTATAACTAGCTAATTTATCACACTTATCCTCTAAACAAAATTCTTTTTTTTTACCTCTTATTTCCATTAATTCTAAATCAGTTTGTATTTTTAATTCATCATAATTTACTGACATTATTTATTTATTTTTATATTCTATATTAAAAAAATTGAATATAATATAATTATATATATATATATTATAATAAATTATATAAAAAAATAGAATAATAAATTATGGATCAATATTTAAGTCAAATTATTCCTATTTTTCCTATTCAAAATGAAAGAATTTATAAATTTTATGAAAATGCACAAAGTTGTTTTTGGATTTTAAAAGAGATTGATTTTTCTAATGATAAGCATGAATGGGATAATAAATTAAATGAAAATGAAAAATATTTTATATCAAATATTTTATCATTCTTTTCTATGAGTGACCAAATTGTCAATCTAAATTTAGATGTAAGGTTCTCTGAAGATATTAAAACGTTACCTAAAGATATGATTAAATATACTGAACTATTTTATAATTTTCAAAAAATGATGGAAGATATCCATACCCAAACTTATGAGTTTTCTCTATTAACATATATTAATGATAATGAAACAAGAGATTATTATCAAAATGGTATTAAAAATATATCAACTATTAAAAAAAAAGCAGAATGGGCTTTCAAATGGATTGATGATAAATATTCTAGTTTTGCAACTAGATTAATTGCATTTGCTGCCTTAGAGGGTATTTTCTTCAGTAGTAGCTTTTGTTCTATTTATTGGATTAAAGAAAAAAATATATTAAATGGGTTAACTAAATCAAATGAATTTATATCTAGAGATGAAGCATTACATAGAGATTTTGCATGTGAATTATATAATCAATTAAAAAATAGAGATGATTATTATTTAGATACTAATATTAATATTATTAAACAAATTATTACAGAAGCTGTTGAAATTGAAAAGGAATTTATTACTAAATCTATTCCTTGTAATTTAATTGGTATGAATGTAAAATCAATGTCTACATATATTGAATATGTTGCTGATAATCTTTTACAAACTATTGAAATAGAAAAAATTTATAATGTTGAAAATCCTTTCTCATTTATGGAAAATATAAGTTTAAATCAAAAGTGTAATTTCTTTGAAAGTCGACCCACACAGTACTCTGTTGCCAATTCCCAAAGAAACTTAAATGATATAGAAAAACTGGTTATCGATGACGATTTCTAAGATTTTAGTTATTTAATATATACTAAAATAACTAAAAATATTATATAAATATCCATTATTATTTTTTTCTGTTTCAATATTAATTTTATCTTCTTCAGTTAATTTAATAATATCAAACTCATTTATTAAATTAATATTTTCTACACATTCATTAATTACATTATTAACAACTTCAATTGCTACTTTTTTATTTGTATTTTCTATTAATCTATTTTCAATTATTTCTTCATTTTTATCAATAATATTATTAATAATATTATTTACATAATTATTTGAATAATTTTTAATTTCTTTACGTTGTTTATTATTGAATTCATATTCATCTTCATAATTATAGTCATACATATAATTATTTAATAATAATCGATTTCTTTTAGATTTTAAAGAAATTTTTCCTTTTTTCTTTTTAGATAAATTATTTTTATTATTATTATTATTGTTATTTTTATTGTTTAATTTATATTTTAAATATAATTTTGTAACTTCATCTAGACTTATTTTATTATAGCTACCACCACGAACATTATCAATGCCATATATTTCCATATATATTTCTGTATACTTATCTAATTCTTCTTTACTACATTTTGTATATACTTGTAATATAGAACTTATTTTATATTTTTTTACCCATTCATTATTTATTTTACTTAATAATTCATCATTAATATTTTTATAACTTTTTTTATCTATTTCAATATAATACTTACTATTTGTACATTTAAATACATAAATATTTGACATTTTTTATATTTATAAAAAATTGTTTTTCTATTATATTATAATAAATATATTTATAAATAATAATAGATAATAATTAAGTATTGTTAAATATAATATAAAAACCATAATTTATGTATAATATAATATAGTTAAAAAAAAATATAAAATTTATATATGAATTATAAGAATAATATAAATAAAATTAATTTAAATGAATTAATTACAATATTAAATAATAATAATAAAATATATAATTGTAAAAAAAATAAAGATTGTAAATGTATAAATTATTTATTAAATAAATATGATGGTAACTTACAGGATTTACAAGACTATATATATTTTGATTCAAATAAATCATATACAAGAAATTTAGTAGCTACAGATAATAAAACTTATTCTTTAATTTTATTATGTTGGAATAAAAATAAATTTAGCCCAATTCATAATCATCCATGTAATGGGTGTTGGTTTAAAATATTACAAGGTAAAATACAAGAAATAAGATATAATATATTAGATGATAAATTATATGAAATTTACAATAAAACTGTATATAATGGTATTCATTTTATGCATGATAACTTAGGATTGCATAAAATAGGAAATCCTGATAATATAGATGCTTTAACATTACATTTATATTCTCCACCGTATAATAAATGTAATTTATGGTTAGATATAGATAATTCTAATAAAAAAAAAGAAGTAATATCATTATATGATACAATTAATGGAAAAAAAATAATATAATAATTATTTATAAATAAATATATGAAATACATTTTTTATAAATATTATTAATATCAATTATTATATCTTTATTAATATTTGTAATAATAGATATAATATTTAATATATTGTCATAATCGTAATTATTATTATTATCATTTTTTAATAAATTATAAATATACTTTATATTATCAAAATTATAACTATCTATTTTTCCTCGCTCTAATATAGCATTTAATAAATATGTTTTTGGAATTGGATAAACAATATCATTGTTTAACAATAATAAGTTAGATAATGATATAATATATTTAATATTATCATTATTAATTTTATTATTATAATTTACATTAAAAAATATACATATATTTTTATGAAATTCATATGACTTATTATTATTAATTTCTATTCCACATCCTTTACAAATAATATTTTTTCGTAAAGTTTCCATTATATAATATTAACTATATAATATATTTTTTTAAATCAATTTTTTATTATAATAAAAAATTGATTTTTTTATTATAATATTATTATTAAAATACAAATTTAATAATAAACATTAAATATGTATGTTGCAAATAGTATTATGATTTATCCACAGTACAGAAGATGTTTTACAGATGGACAAATACAATCTTGGAGAATAGATTCATTAACAAATCTTGGTATCTATAAAAAATATTCATTTGAACAAATAGATAATTTTATGGATGTAGAAATTGATAATAATCTATCAAAAATGGTTCAACTAAACTTTATAAAAGAACAATTAGTTTTTGGTAATGTTTTACCAAATCAAATTGTATTTGTATCTGTTGATTCAAATATTGTATGTAAGTATAATATTTTAGATGAGATTTCAAAAATTCGTGATAGTGTAAAAACTAAGTTTTACATTGAAAATGCTAAAATTATCTTTATTGATACTTTTATTAGTAGAATTGAGAATAATTATAAGCTAATTAAAAATCATCAATATCCTGGGATTAATCTAGAATATGTCGAAAACTATATCAAGTTTGTTGATAACCAAAGTATGTTCTTTGATGAAAATGCTGTCGATTATATTCATAATGTAAATATGTTACATGCTTGTAACATTTTAAATAATGAAGAAATAAAATACTTTTCAAATAATGGTGAAGTACATTGTGCAAGACAAGAGATTAATGACAATGCACAACTTGAAATTCTATTACAGTTTCGTGATAGTATTCCAGAAAGTAAAATGGTATTTTTAACTTTGGATAAAGGTCTTCAATTAAAGTGTGTTGATAACAATGTTGTATATTCATTGATGTAATAATTTTATATTTTTTTTATATATTAATTGTATTTAATAAATATGTTACTTTTCTTCCATTTAATTTCCTTGATGAATATTTTCCAATATGTTCAATTACATTAGATAGAAATGTTGGTTGACTATAGATATAATATGATTTAATATTATTTTTATCTGACCAATTTAAATATAATTTATAAAATGGATCTCCTAATATTTTAATATTACCAATATATTCATTATTATTTATTTTATTTTTTAAATATTTTAAAAATAATAAATAATGATCTTCATATTCAAATTCTATAAATATATAAAATGTAATTTGTTTACTTGGTTTATATAAAATACCATAGTTTATTATATCTTCTTTAAATTTTCTTTGATTTATCATTTTTAATTCATTTTTTTTACAAAAATTTCTATATAATACCTTTATATTTGTTGCATCTAATTTATTTGTAGTTAATATTATTTCCCTATTTTCTGGTAAATTAGAATATTGCTCTCTTAAATAATCTATAAATATATGTAATGAATTTTTTTCTATTATTTCAGGTATAACTATATTATTATTTTTTATATTATATTGAGTATAATATTTGTCATCATTCTCTAAATTAATTAATTTAAAGTCTAAATTATGTATTTCCTTTGTTTTATCTATAATATTTGTAATTCTTGATTTATTTGTAGGATTTATTATTTTTGAATTATTTATATTATTAATTATATCTTCTTTTATATTTTCTTCCATTAATTTATATTCAATATTATTATTAATCTTTTTTTGTAAATCATTTTGTATAATTTCTTTATTGATTTTATTATTAAAAGTATTATTATATATATTCATTAATTCATTATATTGAATTAATTTATATTTTTCATATAAATCCGAATTAATAATATAATGTATATCATTAATATCATAATTATTAATTAATAGTTGTTTGACTTGTAATGTTTGTTCTATTGTTATTAAATTAATTTTATTTGCATATTTTAATATAGATTGTTTTACAATTGTTATTAAATTATCATATGTAAAATTATTATTTAACATAACTATTTCAGTTGGTAATTTATTATTTATTTTATTTTTATATTTATTTTCTAATATTATTTTATCATGTAATATAATTTGTTCTATTTCTCTATTATAAATACATTCAAATATATTTAAAAATATACAGTTTTCACCATAATCTTTTATTAATCCATTTATTCTATATTTAATATTATCTGAATAACCAATTTTTATTAATATTAAATTATCTATATTAATTTTTAATATATAAATTACCTTCCTGTTTTTAAATTTTTCTAATAAAAAATTATGATGTTTCATTTCATTATTACTTTCATTATTATTAATTATTTTATCTTTTTCTTCTAGTAGTTTTAACTGATATTTATTTTGATATTCTACATAAAATTTAAATATTTTTTCAAGTTCAATATAATATTTTTTAATTTCTTTTGATTTCTTTGTACCTATATGCATACATAATTCCTTAAAACAATCTGGTGATACTGTTATATATTGTTTATTATGGGCCCCTCTTTTTTCTTCATTATATTCATTTTCTTCTGAATTATTTTGCTCCCCCGTTGCGGGGGAGCAAAAATTATTAATATCAAATTCAGAATTACTTAATATTTTATAATCTTCACCTTCTTTAAATTCTTTATTTAAAAACTTAATTATCATTTCTTTACCTTTTTTTATTTCTTTATAATCCATCCATAATATCATTTCATTATTAAGATAAATCCAAATATCATCTTTAATATTATAATAAAATTTATTAAAGTATAATTTATCTACATTATAATTTATTTTTATTAAAAAATCATTAATTGGTAATAAATTAGTATTTTCTTTAATTATATCTAATAAGTTAATATCTTTTAAAATTAATTTATTCATTTTTTTGTTCTATATTATTATAAAAAAAAACTATATCTAAAATATAATTAAAAAAAATATAATAATTAATATATATCTTTTTATTCTTCTAATTCTAAGAATTGTTGATATTTATTCTTTGTTGGTATCATTTTCACCCCAATATTACAAGAGCTTATTTCATCGTAAAACTGTTTAATACTCCATGTAGAGTGTATCTTTACAATATCTGCATTATCATGACAATAATTACACTTATAAATATTATTTACCTCATTTACAACTGCTTTCTTATTACATTTTTTACAAATATAGAAATCATATTTATCACTATGATCAATGAATTTTTCTTGTAAGAAGTTAATAGAATTTGTAGCCAATGCTTGTACTTCCATTTCACCCATCTTCAGACCGCCAGATGAACTTTTCCCATCAAGGGGCTGACGCGTTAATGCATCAGTTGGACATGTTTTATGTGAATATACAGTATCAATAGTAAACTTTTGTAACTTTTGATAATAAATAGGACCAATAAATATTTCAGCATCTATATATTTACCAGTCATACCATTATACATTCTTTCAGTACCATTTCTATTAAAACCAATTTTTTCTAAATCAGTTGCAATTTGGTCAATATCAACAGATTTAAACATAGTATTATCTGTTAAATATCCCTTTTCAGCACAAATTTTTGATAACATAGTTTCAAATATAATACTCATAGTCATACGGGTAGGTAAGGAATGTGGATTAAATATAATATCAGGTTTAATACCATCTTTTGTACATGGCATGTCTGCATCATTGTACGTAATACCAACTGTTCCTTTCTGCCCGCTACGAGAACTAAATTTATCACCAATAGTACATTTTCTGATACTTCTATAAACAATTTTACAAAATTGGTTATCTTCTTCATTTCTACCAATAATAACATTCCATATATATGCAGGTTCATTTCCTTTATATATAATACTATGATCAGTATATTTAAAATTATCTATGATATCATTTTTACTTAATTTTGATACTTTTCCAATAATAACATCACCATATTCAATTAAAGCACCTACTGGTACTATACCATTAACTAATTTTTCATAATTAGAATATGCTTTGATATCTAATGTATCTAATGGATCAGGTTTTTTAAATTCTTCATTTTTATCTAATTCTGTTTTTTCAAATGAAAAATGAGAAGTTGTAAATAAACCTCTATCTATAGATGATTGATTCATAATTAATGAATCTTCTTGATTATAACCACCATAAATCATAACTGCAAAAATAGCATTAGATCCAATTGGTGGAATATATTTATTTACAATTGTTTGAACTAATGGTGTTTCATTATATTCTTGTAAATACATTTCTTTATATGATTTAAATGGCCAATTTAAACAAGGTGTTCCACATGTTTGTTTAACTTGATTAGTTTGAAATACAACACGAGCTGCCTGATTATGATTAGCAAAAGGACTAGTTAACCCAGGAATACCTAATACTGATTGTGGAATATCCACATGAGTATAATGAATTAAAGGATTATTATAATTTGTCTTAAAAATATCATAATCACTAGCAATTAAACAATTTTCATGTTCTTCTGGTGTTATATATTCTATAATTTTTTCATCAATTAAATCATTGAATTTCATTTCACCTGTATTTAATTTATCAATATGTTCTTTTGTTAATTTAATATATTGTTTAAATTTATTATGTGAATAATTTTGTTCTTCAGTATTATTATATACAATAATTAATGGTCTTGCAATCCTTCCAATATCAACCCAAAAATAGATTTCATTTGTTAATATATCAGTAGCGATTGTTGTTAAATAATGTAATTTTTTTTCTCTTCTTAAATTTCTATATTTATTACTAAATTTATACATATTTTCACAGCAACCAATCCAATCACCATTAACAAATACTTTAGATAATTGATTTTCATAAATTGTAATATTAAGTAAATTTTTATCTAAAGGAATTAATTCTTTATCTTCTTTAATAATTTCCTTTAAAATTTCACTTGAACTTGATAAACAAATATGTGAACTTATAGCCATCTGTTTTTGCATACCAACTTTTTCACCTGTATCTGCTGATTGTACACAACATGTATAACCAACCATTGAAGGGTGAAATCTTCTCATTTCATTAGCTCTTGAAGATTGTTTAGCACTACTTGTATTTGTAGTATTAATATTTCTTAATGTGCTAATAACATTTAATTGATTTTTTCTATGCAATTGTTGTGATGATAATCTATTTGGAACTTGTTTTCTCTTAATTGAAATAGTTTTATCACCAGTAATAATTGCCTGAATTAGTGCTCTTTCAAAATCATGACCACTAATTGCTGTTTTAAATGTATGTTGTAAATTAATATATTGAAAACTATTATTTTTAAATTCTTTAATAAATTGTCTTCTTAATTGTTGTACTATTGCAAAATTAAATTGTGTTTTAAATATCTTTGCATATGATACACCAGCTGGATTAATTCTTTTATTTTTATATGAATCCCTATCAGTAGATGGGATAATATCTAAATATACTAGTAAAATTCTTCGAATTAAATGTCCCAAAAATCTTACTTTCTTATATCTATCATCTTGTGTTAAACCAACATGTGGTAATATATCTTTATCTAATATTTGTAATACATTATTAATTGTATATTTTCTTACATTATCTGATGTATTATAATAATTGTTTATATATTTTCCAATTAATTCTAATATATCATTTTGATTATATATACTATTTGCTGTTTCCATATTT